GACTTGATGTCGCGCAACAGCGTGCGTGTGATGTGAGGGGACAGATGGAACTAGCACATGCGGGACCAGACGGGATATGGTGATATTCCACGGGACAGCCTTATAAATAAAGGGCTGCACTGTGTCCGAACACAAATTTTGTTTTTTTTGCGTGGACACATGGATGCAGCCATTTTTCGGTTTTTGGACAAATGAATCCGGCAGCGCGTCACACTCTCCGACCCGTCCAAACAACCCGCCCCACGATACCGATTGAATGCGCCGCGTCATCGTTTGACAAATCGCCGCGCGACACCTCGAACGGCTTATAAGATGGATTGTCCGAGCTGATCAGTACGCGGTCGCCAGGCAAGGCCTGCAGGCGTTTTACCAGCAGCGATCCGTCGACGTGGAGCACGTATAAACCGTCCTGAGGCATCGCGTCAGGGCGCCCCTGGTTGATCATGATCGTGTCGCCCGACTTTAACGTCGGGTCCATGCTGTCGCCGGTCACTGTTATCAGCGCCAAATCACGCGCAGACGCGCCTAAATCGTGATTTATAAAGGATTTTTTGAACGCTAAATGACCCTTTATGGCCTCGTTATCGGCCAGCCTGCCGTACCCAGCAGCCGCCTCGACATTGTAAAACGGCACGTAATAATAGCCGCTATCACGCCCATCCTCGGCGACCTGGTCGGGCGCCCGATCTGGATACTGCGACCCAACCCCCAGCAATAGCCACTCGAAGCTGCAGCCGGTGCAAAGGCCTAGCTTTATCAGCATTAGCCTGGATGGTTCGCTGGCGCCTTTGATCCACTTACGCACGACCGAGTCAGAAAAATCGCACGCCCGTGCGAGATTCGGAATGCCGCCGAACTCACCCGCCAACTGTCTCACACGCCTGGAAAATGCGTCACCCTTTTCTCGCTCAAGAGTGACCGTGTAGTCACTGTTTGATTCACTCATGGTCACTGTTACCTATGTAATTGAATAATCTCCCTGTTTTCCTAAAAAAAACCGGCGCGCCGCGCCGTGTCTAACAGTGACCAAATTTCGCACGGTCACCCTTTTTTTCGCACGTTCGTATTGACACGCTCGCACGTTCGTACATAATTAACGCATGCATTACAAAAACACCGTTAAAAAAAGCCCCTCTCGGGACTGGCACAAGGCCGACATCATCGCCGCGCTTCGCAAGGCTGGCTGGTCGCTTTCACGCCTGGCCCTGGCCAATGGATACAGCCACCGAAGCACATTGAGCCGCGCCATGCATTCGCCGGGCTGGCCCAAGGGCGAGGAGATCATCGCCACCGCTATCGGGCAGGGCGACGACCACCCAAACATCACGCCGCAGGACATCTGGCCAAGTCGCTATTCCGACGCCCTAAAGTCTACAAGACGAGGCCGCGCCCTGCATGTAAAAACAACGAGGAAAAATTGACATGAAACACGTCAAAGACGAGCGCATGGATGACCTGTTTTTAATACCCCAACCGGCGCGCCCGGTGGACGGGTCAGCCGACTACAGTTTCCAGGTCTCCAACCTGGTCTCGCACATGCTGAAAGACACCGATCTGGACCGCTACGAAATCAGCGCCCAGATGAGCCGACTGACCGGCAAGGACATCAGCAAAAACATGATCGACGCCTGGGCCTCGCCGGGTCGCACCGACCACAATCTGCCGTTCTACCTGGTCGCCGTTTTGGAGTCGGTTTGCACCAGTCATGACCTCACCAACTGGCTCGCCGAAAAGGGCGGCGGCCGCGTCGCCTACGGGCGCGAAACCCTCAAAGCCAAACTGGCCACGACCCTGATGCGAAAACAGCGCGCCGAGGCCGAATACCGGGCACTGGCCAAAATGCTGGGCGAGGGCGACGAAGAATGAATAAGGAATGGTACACCGCCGCCGAACTGGCCGGACTGCCCGGCATGGCCGCCACCAAATCAGGCAACATTCGCAAAGCCCGGCGCGCCGCCTGGGAATCACGTCGCCGCCAAGCCAAAGGTGGGGGGCTTGAATACCACATAACAAGCCTGCCTATCGCCACGCAGCACCACTTGTCGCAATCCGATCAAACAGCGCCCGACGACTCCCATGTGATTACCGAAATCCGCCGCGCCTATCAAGAATTCATCAAGGAAAGAATAGCTGCGGCGCTACTGAAAAAGAACACGCCGAGGCCGAGATAAAAATCCTGCAGCGGATGATGGAGGACGACGAATGAACTCAGAATGGTTCACCGCAAAGGAAATAGCTGGCCTGCCAAAATTTCCGTCAACACCGCAAAACACCAAGCGAAAGCTGGATCAAATCGGCGCCAAATCTCGCCGTCGGCAACAACGCGGCGGCGGCCAGGAATACCACATCAGCGCCCTGCCCATCGAAACCCGCAGCGCCCTGCGCGCCCGGCTCGTCGATCAGCAAACCGGTGACGCCCCCGCCATCGTGCCCGAGATCCTCGCCAGCGACCGCCAACGCGCCGCCCAGCGCCAGCAGCAACGAGAGACCGCGCTCGCCCGCTTCGCCAGCCTGCCCGCCGCGAAAAAAGGCCGCGCCCGCGCCCGCGAATGGCTGCTGCATGAAGCCACCCGCTACATCGACGAAAACCACTACCACAAACTGGACGGCCTGCAGCATTTCTGCCACGACCTGACCGCCGGTTTAATCGCCGTTCCCGACCGCTATAAATCGCATTTAAACCACCTGCACGGCCGCATTCATATCGCCCCGTCAACCCTGCGCGACTGGGAACGCAAATACAACGACCACGGCATCGGCGGCCTGGTCGATGCCTACGGCACACGCAAGGGCCGCAACAAGATCGAAGCCACGCCCGAACTCAAACGCATCGTGCTCGGCGCCCTGTTCAAAAGCCCGCACATAACAGCCAAAAAAATCAGGCAATACATCCAGGCCGAACATGCCGACCTCGACCTGGTCAGCGTCAAATCCATCGAGCGCTATATCGGTGCATTCAAAGCCGAAAACGCCCAGCTCTGGGCCTACGTCACCAACCCGGATCAATGGAAAAACACATTCCAGCCCGCGTTTGGATCGCACCACGACCACATCGAACGCCTCAACCAGCTCTGGGAACTCGACAGCACCCCCGGCGACTGGATGCTCACCGACGGCCGCCACAGCGTCGTCGGCGTCATCGACCTGTACCCCCGCCGCATGAAGCTGCACGTCAGCAAATCCAGCACCGCCGCAGCCGTGTGCCAGGTATTCCGCAAGGCCCTGCTGGCCTGGGGAGTGCCCGAGGCCATCCGCACCGACAACGGCAAAGACTACGTCAGCGAGCAATTCACCACCGTCGTGCGCGACCTGCGCATCCAGCAATACCTGTGTATACCGTTCGCCTCAGAAGAAAAGGGCACCATCGAACGCGCCCTGCAAACCATGAGCCACGGCATCCTCGACCTACTGCCCGGATTCATCGGCCACAACGTCGCCGAGCGCAAGGTCATCGAAGCCCGCAAATCGTTTGCCAGCCGCATCATGAGCAGCGGCGACGTCGTCGAAGTCGCGCTATCCAGCGCCGAACTGCAAGAGCGCCTCGACCAATGGACCGACCACATCTACATGCACGACGAACACGCCGGCCTCGGCGGAAAAACCCCCTGGCAGGTCGCCACCAACTGGACCCAACCCATCCGCCGCATCAGCAACGAACGCGCCCTCGACATGCTGCTCGCCGAGGTCGCCGGCATCCGCACCGTCGGCAAAAAAGGCATCCAGCTCGACCACCACTATTACATCGCGCCCGAGCTGCTCGTCGGCAGCGAAGTCAAGCTGCGCCGCGACGAGGCAGACCTCGGCCGCATTCACGTCTACAGCCTGACCGGCGAATACATCGCCCTCGCCCAATGCCCGCAGCTGCTCGGATTCAGCCCCATCGAACTGGCCAACGCCGCCAAGGCCCGCACCAAAAAGCTGCTGGCCGCCCAGCGCGAAGAAATCAAAGACCACAAGCGCGCCATCAAAAAAGACATCGCCGGCGCCATCATCCAGCACCGAATCGAACAATCGCAAAACATCACCGCGCTGCCGCCGCGCAGCATCGAATACACCACCCCCGCCCTCGATGAGGCCGCCCGCGCCGCCGACGCCCATACCGGACAGGCGCGGGTGGACCAGGGACTCAGTGACCGCGAACAAGCCCTGCAGGCCCAGATCGAGCGCGAATTCAGCGCCCCGGCGCAGATCGTCGAACTCTACGACACGCCCGAACGGCGCTACGCCAAAGCCTACTGGCTGGAACGCAGGGAAAACATCAGCGACGAGGACCGCGCCTGGTTGAACACCTACCAGCGCGGCAACGAATACCGCACCCAGCAAATGGTGCATGAGGATTTTGGCATCGAGCCCGAGCGCATAGCGACCGCGCCCGACGCCAGAACGTAAAACGGCCAGGGCTGCCACCCTGACCGATTTGAGACTGTAAACAATTGAAAATTTACGAGGTAAATAATGAACCACACCGCACCACCCGTCAACAGCCCGGCGGCCAGCATCGCCCCGCTGCAAAACGTCAGCCGCTGCGTCGACGCCCTGCAATGGGTCATCGACAAACCCGCGCACATCAACAAAATAGCGTGCCTGTACGGCCGCAGCGGGCTCGGTAAATCCAGCGCCGCCGCCTACAGCGTCAACCGGTTCAACGCCTGCTATATCGAGGTCAAGGTCACCTGGAATACCAAATATTTCCTGGCCGCCATCGTCAACGAACTGGGCCTCAGCCTCGCCCGTAAAAGCACGCCCATCCCCGAGCTGGCCGACATGATCGCCGAAGAACTCGCGCTGTCCGGCCGCCCGCTCATCATCGACGAATTCGACTACCTCATCGACAAACGCAACGGCGTCGAAGTCGTGCGCAGCCTGTACGACAGCTGCAAAACGCCCATCCTCATCATCGGTGAGCAAAACCTCGAATCCAAGCTGCAGCGCTGGGAAAAATTCCACAACCGCGTCACCCGCTGGGTCGATGCCGCGCCCGCCAACCTGGCCGACGCCCGCCACCTGCGCAACCTGTATTGCCGTCAGGTCACCGTCGCCGACGACCTGCTGACCAAAATCGTCAACGAATGCGCCGGCAACACCAGCCGCATCGCCATCAACCTCACCAACGTCGAAGAATACGCCCTGCAATCCGGCCAGACCCGCATCGCCCTCGACGACTGGGGTAACCGCCCGCTGTTCAACGGATCAGCCCGCCGGAGGGTCGCATCATGAGCCAGCAACCCGTTAACCAGCCACGCCGTCACGGCTACATCACCCACCGCGACGCCATCTGGGCCGCCATCCGCCAACTGCGCGACAGCTTCACCACACGCGACATCGAGCACGCCTGTGGTGTAGACCACAGCACGATAAAAAACTACGTGCACGGGCTCGATAGCGCCGGTTACCTCGTCGTCACCGGCAACGCCCCGGCCATCGACAAACCCGGCCAAAGCCGCGCAGGCAACCGCTACACCGGCCACCTTTACCGGCTCACCACCGACACCGGCGTACACGCCCCCATGATCAACAAACACGGCCACCAGGTCGCCACCGGGCAGGGCAGTCGCGCCCTGTGGAGCGCCATGCGCGTGCTCGGCCACTTCACCGTCAGCGAACTCATCGCCCACAGTCACAAAACCATCGCCGAAACCACCGTTAAATCGTATTTAAAGCACCT